GATCTGTTTGTGAAAGTACAGGCTGTGCTAATGATGGAGCACCATTAGCATTATATAAACACTTAAACACATCATACTGATTGTTGATTCCACCTGGTGAGGTAATAGTATAAAAGTTCTTTTGATATAGATTAGGATCTTTATCATCATATTGAGCGTAAACTGTGTTTGCAACCCAATCATATCTATTGGTCATAATTGCAACATCTTGTGGATTAATGATCTTACCAAAGATCATTTCATCATAAATCTGATATTCAGTTTCAGTAACACCTATACTGATTGCATTTGGTGATAAGTTATTTTGCCATCCTAATGTGCGCGCAGTAAAGACGTAATATTGTGAGTTAGACACATCTTTAATTGGATTATAAAAATCTAATGCACTTGTTACATTAAAAAGTTTTGTGTTTGATACTATAGCCATCTTTATCTCTGCAATTTCATTTGTTTTATTTATGGACCAACATAAGCAACTCTAATTCCAGTATCTATTAATGGATCAAGAGCTGTATCGAGATAGTTATCATTAGTTGTATATGGTTGATATATTCTAAAGAATAATGGAGGGGGCGGCGGAATAGGACTTGCTGTAACACCACTAATAATTACTCCTTGTGTATTCAAGTTTATGATATCTTCAGAAGTAATAATAACTTCACCAAACATAAGTGTTCCACTTACATGCAGAACTTTCTTAAGTATATCAGCATAAGTTTGAATAGAAAGACGCGATCTTATTTGATATGAATACTCTTGATAGAAGTAATTATCATGTATATATTTGTCAGAATTTAGTTTACCTCTATTATCTTGCCAATATCCATTAGCAACTCCTGCTGTATAGACATTAGCTTGACCAAAGATAATTCCTGCGTTATTTGATATAAGATTAATCAATTGTAATTGAATAGCTTCAGAATATCCAAATCCTGATGAAATAACTTTAACTGTATTTGCAATTCCAACTGAAGAAGACACATTTGCAACAACATTTGCATTTGTTCCCATTTGTTTAGATGGTACCGTATAAACTGTTTTTACAGTTCCTTGACCCGTCTTAACACCTAATGCATCAATACTGTATATTGCATCACTAGTATTGAATTGATGCGTATATGATTCTTGTTCGACTACAATTGTATTAGAAATTGCAGACTTAATAAATGCTCGAGCTTGAACTGTAATTGTATTGCTTGATATGCTGTTTGGTGTAGCATTAGCACCGCTGGTTTGTCCAATAATATAGTCGGTTCCATTAAATGTACCAGAAACAGTATTAACTCTTATATGAGGAGAGTTTATTTCTGCAACAATACCATGTGCATTTGATGTATGCTGTATAACCCCTTCACCAATTTGGAACGTACCAGTAGTAGATCCAAGTAATAGATCATAGAAATTAACAATTTGATCTTGATATAAGAACGTATTAGCAGCAAATCTATTGTTAGTTGTTCCAAGATTTATTTGCAGATTATATCTATCATAGTCTGCTATATTGTTATCACGAATATAAACAAAAGGACTAGCATTATAAAATCTACCAACATTGATCTTTGAAATACTTTGAATTGATCCAATTGTAACAGCATTGTAGTTAAGAACTGATGAGATAACACTATTAATATTTGCAGTAGGCTTTAAAGGAAATCCATAACTATTTCCAGATACACCTGAATTATTTCCACTAACAAGAATATCTAAAAAATTTGTGTTAGTTGTATTATTGGATGATATAATATCAGTATTAATGCGTATAGTTTCAGGATTAATGATACTGCCTAAAGAAAAATTAGCACCTGATGCTGCAACATCATATATTGATCCAGTATTAGCATAAGCAATTCTTGATCCACGCCAAATTTGTGTATTGGCTGTAAGAGTTACAGCGCAGTTGCTGGTAAGTGTTAAAGATATATCATTTGCAACTGAAGCAACAGTTCCAATAATTGCATTTGATGATCTAATATATAAGAAGTCACCAGGCAAAACAAACTCAGTAAAGACTGTATTATTGCCTGTGACAACATGAGATGTATTGCTGCTGCTTATGATACCAATAGGATTAGTCTCAAATAAGAACACTGTTCCTTTTGAGTATATTGGTGCAGTATTTGATACAATACCAATTTGTGAAGAATTAGAATCAACTACTGTAGCAAATGCCGTAATATCATTACTATTAAAGTATACTGCGTTTGAAGTATTATTGACTGTTGCAATATAGCTTGTAGCATAATTCCAATCACCATTAGTAACACTAATGATAAGATTACCGCTATTAGCTGTAGCATTCTTAATTGCAATAACAAATCCATTTGCTTGTATAGTATTGGATGAATCGTATCCATTTACATAATCACCTACAGCAAATAAAACACCATTAAGAGTCTCGTATTCAAACTCTTGCATAGGTTGAATTAATCTTCCTAATGGTGGGAAATAACTTGATGAATTTGAAACTGAAATAACTAGATTAGAGATATACACCGATGTGTTAGTTTGTTCATATCCATAACCACCATCTCGTAAGTTAAAGCTTACAATACCAGAACCATCATAAGTACTAGTTACAATTCCGATTCCACCTTTACCATCAGACGATGTAACTGAAAGAAGATCACCAACTTTGTTATTGGTTCCACCATTAGTTACTGTGATCTCATTAAGAGATCCAACAATCTTTGGTGCATCTTCTAATGTTCCATCTGCACTGATAATCTCACCAGTTAAAAATTGACCTTGTATATCACTGATGTATACAATATCTAAGAATTTTCCGGCTACTTTCTTTCTTGCTACTGAGTCAACAAATGCAGTAGATCCTGTGATAGATCCTTTAATGATTTGGCCGATTAATGAAAAAGACTTATTGCTTTTATTGCACTCAAGATAACGTGGAATAATCCACTTACCGTCAGAAGGTTTGATGATGTCTAAACCTGGGTTATATATTTCAGCATCAATACCAAAGATCAATCTGAAAAGTAATTTAATAGATTGATTACTACCTTTAGACTTATAAAGATCTTGAATATGCTTTACAATATTTCTTGTGTTTGCAAATGTAGGATAAGGAATACCATTTAAGTACTCATCCTTAAACTTATTAAGGAACTGATCTATAGTAGTATCAATATCACGATAAGTCAGTATGTTTCTAGCTTCATTTCCGCCATCTGAAATGAAATCATAATATGCTTTTACAAATGCAATAAAATTTGGACCGTCAGTTTTATAAAACTCAGGAAACTGATCTTCAATTAATGGTGCAATTGACTTTTCAATATCATTCATTGTCTAGCCGCCGTTACGTTTACTGATACATCAACTGGATCTATAAGTAATACGCTGTTGGTATTAACACTAAAATCTGGTGTAGAAGATTTAGCATAGATATTTACATAATTTCCAACAAAGGCAGATACGGCTGGGAAGTTAATTGATACTAATCCAGTGTCATAATTAATAGTACCTACATTAACTTGAAGTGTTGATACTTTAGAACTACTTACTGGTGTTCCACCGGATGTTCCAATACCACTTACAATTGCAATAGTACCATCACCCATATCTTTAAAGAATCCAGATACATTGTTATATGTAAATGCTGTTGAAGTTACTGAACCAGCAATTAAAGGATTCTCGAAGTTAATTGAAATAACCTCAGATTGATTTATTGTAGGTGTGTATCGTCTAGTCATACGGACTTCAAGATCAGTACTGAAGATTGAAGGATCTGAGTTATCAATTGCAGCTGCTAACTTACTATATCTGAATAGAATATTGAAGTCATTAAGATTATCATTATTGAATGCAACAACTGTTGCAAGAATAGTTGACTGAATATCACCGGTGCTTTGTGTTGTAAGATTTAGATTGTATTTTACATTGATTGTAGGCTCAATATACATATAATCTGGTGAAATTACAATAGGCTTAATTGAAATAGGCATATAGTTTAAAAGATATGCTGCAATCTGATCTGCTACGCTAGTTGGAACACCTATTACATTATTCAGATCTACTGAAACATACACGTATCCATACTTAGGAGGATATACTGTTTCACCACCATATACATTCACAGCTCTGATGTTCTGAAACTTTTGAAGAAGAATGATACGATAATCATCATTGGTTACTGCGCGCTGCTGTGTTTGGTAATGTCTTGGTGCATTATACTTAATAGAGTCAATGGTTTCTGCATCAGATCCGCCATATGAAGACAGCTCAGTTTTTACGCCTATTTGGCTTTGACCATATCCACCAATGCCATTGATTGGAATAAAAGTCTTGCATAAGTTACCATTTGATCCTGCACAGACTCTATATGTAACACTTATAACATTACCATTGATTAATGCTTGACCAATATTACCATCACCAAAGATTAACTCATATCTTCCATTAGATGAGCCTTGGATAAAGAAGATCTTTGAAGCATTATTATATCCAAGAAGAGTAGATGCTTGAATGAACTCAGTATTATTAGTATCAGTTA